GGACTAGGCTGTCAGTTTATCATCCTAGATCACCTGTCTATCTTGGTGTCTGACCAGCAGAACAGTGACGAGCGAAAAGCAATTGACATGATTATGACGCGCCTGCGCATGTTTGTTCAGGAGATGCGGATAACACTGCTGCTTGTGAGCCACCTGAAGCGCCCTGACGGGAAGTCTCTCGAAGACGGCGCCGCAACCAGTCTAGGAATGTTGCGAGGCAGCGCAGCGATTGCCCAGTTGTCTGATGCGGTCATTGGTGCAGAGCGTAACAGCCAGGCTGAAGACGCTGAAGAGCGCAACACAACAAAACTGCGCGTGTTGAAGAATCGTTTTAGCGGGAAGACTGGCCCTGCTGGTTATCTCGTGTATAATGAGGAAACAGGAAGACTTACCGAGCAGGAGGATGCTCTATGAGATGCAAGGCGTGTAACATAGACTTGACTGATTATGAATCTACGCTGCGCTGCGCGAATACTGATGAGTTCATGGATCTATGTTTAACATGCTTGTCTGCGAGCGGTGATGAGAATTATAATGATCGAGATGATCTGAGAAGTTTGGCGGATCTGCCAGAGATGAAATCATTTTTTGATGAATTCGAGGAGTACTTTGATGAGTAACATGGGACGCTGGATTGTTGAGCAGGAGGAGCTAAATGAAATACGCAGTGCTGGACATCGAAACAGATCTGAGCTGGAAAACAATCTGGTTAGCAGGAGTTTATCTACCGGAATCTGGCAAGAGTATTGCGTGTTACAACGCTACTCAACTGAAGGAAGCCTTAGCTTCTGTTTCGTGCATCGTGGGTCACAACATAATAAACTTCGATCTGCCTAGGCTTGAAGAGATTTGGGGGTTTACTTGGAAAGGTGGCGTTAAGGATACGCTGTTGCTCGGCAGGCTTTACAATCCTGCGATAGACGGCGGACACTCTTTGAAGCAGTGGGCGTTACGCGCAGGCAAAGAACTTAAAGACGAATTTGATGCTGCTGAGTTTGACGCAGGCTGGACGCAAGAGATGGAAGACTACTGTTTGCAAGACTGTCGCGCCACCTGGGATGTTCTGGTTTATGTAACAAAGAAACTGGACATTGAAGGATTCAGTGAGCAAAGCAGACAACTTGAGAACGATGTTGCACGTATTATTTCACAGCAGGAACGCAACGGATTCCGTTTAGATTTTGACCGCGCTTGTCAGATGCACGACCAACACAAAAACCGGCAAGGAACTCAAGCCACATGTTGAAGAGTTTAATGTTGGCTCGCGACAACAAGTTGCAAAGAGACTTGAAGAAAAGGGTGCGGTTTGGAAGAAACAGACTCCGACCGGCAAAGCGGTTGTTGATGAGCAGACTCTTAAAGACAATGAACACATACCAGAAGCTAAACTTGTTCTCGAATACCTCACATTGTCTAAACGTCTCGGAATGCTCAAGGGCTGGATTGATTCCGTACAAGGAGACAACCGTATACGTGGACGGGTCAATACATGTGGGGCTGTCACTGGGCGTATGACGCATAGCAATCCAAACATGGCGCAGATCCCTTCAGGGTCGCAGTATCGTGAATGTTTTACAGTTGAGGAGGGTAACGTGTTAGTCGGCGCAGACGCTTCAGGGTTGGAGCTGCGTTGCCTGGCGCACTACATGAAAGATGAAGAATATGTCAGAGAACTACTTGAAGGTGATGTACACACAGCAACTCAAACTGCTGCAAATCTTGCAACAAGAGCTGATGCAAAACGCTTTACATACGCCCTCTTGTACGGAGCAGGAGACGCCAAGCTCGGAGCTATCCTCGGAGGCACTGCTAAACATGGCAAGCGAGCTAGAGATAACTACTTACGAAACATGCCTGCTTTTGGACGGCTGGTCAGAAAAGTTGAGTCTCTTGCTTCAAAAGGCAGCTTACCCGGAATTGATGGTAGACGAGTTTGGGTCAGATCCAACCACGCTGCACTGAACACACTGCTTCAGAGCTGCGGCGCTATCGTTATGAAACAGGCGCTCGTGTTAGCTGACAAGATGCTCGAAGGAATGGACGTTAAGTTTGTTGCGAATGTCCACGACGAGTTTCAGGTTGAGACAACGCCAGAAATTGCGGATACGGTGGGGAACATACTCGTTCAAGCCATCATTGACGCAGGGCCGGTACTTGGATTACGCTGTCCACTCGACGGCGAATATCAAGTAGGCAAGACATGGGCAGAGACCCATTGACCGTTCTTAATATTCGTGGTATAATATTAAGGTAGTTAACGCAAAGGAGAAAGACATGACACAGAAACCACAACCGCTGACAATCAAAGGTACACTTTACTGGGTTGAGCGTAACAAGCTTAACAAGTTCAGTAACAAGTATCAGATTGTACTGGGAAACTTGAGCGACAAAGCAGTTGAGGCGCTCGACAACATGGGTATTGCTGCTGCTAATAAGGGTGACGAGAAAGACTTTTTCATCACCATGAAGAGCAAAAACCCCATGAAGGTCACAGACGAAAACGGTGTTGAGTTTGACCAGGATGTTATGATTGCCAACGGCAGCGAAGCCGTTTGTGTTGTTGGCTATTATGACTGGTCTGTAGGGTCTGGCCGTAGTCCTAGCATGATTAAGTGCAAGGTAACAAAACTGATCGAGTACGTTGACGATTCAGTTGATGAGGCCGCTGCGCTGTGATCTTAATTGATGGGGACATCGTAGCGTACCGCTGCGCGTACAAGTCACAAGAGGATCGGGCAGAATACGCCGCGTACAGCGCAGGGTCATACCTGTCTGATCTGATTAGTGACTTGTATATCCTCATCGAAGAAGAGCCTGAGTACCGTGTGTTTTTAACGGGAAAGGGCAACTTCCGTAATGAGTATGCAGTTACCGCAGGCTACAAAGCCAACAGGAAAGACAAGGAAAAGCCTGAGCACTTAGCTGCTATTCGCCAGTACCTCATTGATGAATGGGAAGCCGTCGTTAGTGAAGGCGAAGAAGCAGATGATCTGATTGCTATCGCGGCAACAAAAGATCCAAGGTCTATCATTGTTAGCATTGATAAAGACTTCGATCAGGTTCCTGGTCTGCATTTTAATCCGAACACTGGCCGTCTCTACGACGTTAGCGAAGAAGATGCTCAGAGGTTTCTTTACGAGCAGATCCTTACTGGAGACCGCGCAGATAACATAATCGGCATTAAAGGCATTGGCCCTGTTAAGGCTAAGAAGGCGCTGGCAGAGTGCAAAACAGAACGTGAAATGTATGATGTCTGCGTTGAAATGTATGAAGGCGACACAGAAAGAGTGATCGAGAATGCTCGGTTGCTTTATCTGCGCCGTTCAGAAGGGGAGATCTGGGATGCGCCGAACGCTGAGTAACATACCGAAAGGCTACGACTCATGGCTTGAATGGGACTTAGCGCAGGAGCTTAAGGGCTGTGCTTATCACCCGTGTGCTGTTCCGTATATACAACACAAGCATTACCATCCAGACTTTGTTTACACTTCGGATGGTGTTACTTATTACATCGAAGCCAAGGGGAGGTTCCGTGAGAAATCAGAGGCGCGGAAATACGTCGATGTCAAGAAGTCTCTTAGCTGGACGGAGGAGCTGGTATTCGTCTTCCAAAATCCTAAAAACAGAATGCCAGGGGCAACAAGACGGAAAGACGGAAGTTTCTACAACATGTCAGAGTGGGCAGAACGAAACGAGTTCAAGTGGTACACGCCCAAGACGCTGCCAGAGGAATGGAAACAATGACTAGACATCTTGTTATTCCTGACACACAATGCAAACCGGGAGAGTCTTATGAACATCTTCAATGGGCCGCTAGGTACGCTGTGGCTACTAAGCCTGACGTTATCATTCATCTCGGCGATCATTGGGATATGCCTAGTCTCTCTAGCTATGACGTAGGCAAGAAGTCGTTTGAAGGCAGACGCTACGCTGAGGACGTTAAAGCCGGTAACGACGCCATGAAGCTGTTTACAGACGCAGTGAAGGCAGAGCAGAAGCGCTTGCGAAAACACAAGAAGCGCCTCTGGAAGCCGCGTATGGTGTTCACGCTTGGCAATCACGAACAGCGCATAGAACGTGCCGTTGAGAACGATGCAAAGCTAGAAGGGCTGATGAGCTATGAAGATCTTTACCTCAAGGACTGGGAAGTTTATCCGTTTCTTAAGCCAGTTATTATTGACGGTGTTGCTTATTGTCATTATTTCACTAGCGGGGTCATGGGCAGGCCAGTCAGCAATGCGAAGTTACTTCTCCAAAAGAAACACATGTCATCCGTTATGGGCCACGTCCAAGACAGAGACATTGCGTTTGACAGAGACGCTAGTGGCAAGCGCATGACTGCATTGTTTGCTGGGATTTTTTATCAACACGATGAGGAATACCTGAATCCGCAAACTAACGGTAGCTGGTCAGGGCTTTGGATGTTTAACGAAGTAAAGGACGGGGCGTTTGACGAGATGCCTATAAGCATGGCTTACCTTCGGAGGCGGTATGGCTAAAACATTTGATGAGATGTTAGAATTGATCGCAGATAACATAGATGAAGTTACGCTGCTTGAAGTTCTGGAGTTGACCTCTGACGATATTGTTGAAGCATTTTCGGAGCGTATTAAGGATAACATTGAAAAGTTTAATGGATTAGAAGAGGACGTTGAAGATGAGTATTGACAAAGCAACGCCTATGGAGTGGGACAAGGTAGCGGGTAAACACTTCTACGGCGCAGATGATGTTGTTAATAAGCCGCACCATTACAACACAGGGGCTATCGAGTGCATTGAAGCAATTCAGGAGTCAATGGAGCCTGAGCAGTTTAAGGGGTATCTGAAGGGTAACGTAATGAAGTATGTCTGGCGTTACGAATACAAGAACGGCGTTGAGGATCTTCGGAAGGCGCGTTGGTATCTTGAGCAGCTGATTGAGGCGAACCGATGATTCACTTCGAAGACTTGTGTGACACAGTAGTTCAGTGGCATCATGACCGTAACTTGATTGAGGGCGCCACAGATCGTAAGCAGCTCGACAAGTTATCTGAGGAGATGCTTGAGCTGGTCGTTAGTTGCGCTACTGGTGGTGACGTTAGAGACGACATTGGAGACATTTTGGTTGTGCTCATTAACATTGCAGAGCGCCACAAGACTAGCCTGTTCGAGTGCCTAGAGTACGCATACGCTGACATTAAAGACCGAAAAGGACGTATGATTAACGGAAAGTTTGTTAAGGAGGCTGACTTATGAAGAAACGAAAACTAGAAGATACCCTCAGAGCAGCAGTTAGCTGCCTAGACAATATAGATTATCTCATTGGTAAACAGAAGTCAGGGAGATACGCAAGCCATATTTTGTTGGACGCCATCGAAAGAGAACTCAAAACAGGGGCATACGAAGACGCGGAAAAGCTTTTAATTGAGCTGGAGGCTGACTTGTGACAAACGATGAGATGCAGAAACTAATTAGAGAAGCCGCCTATATGCGCGGTATTCACTTATCTGACGGCCCAGACGACTTATATGGCTTTGACCTTCGCTTGTATAGGGCGCTTGAGTCTTTCTGCAAACAGGATTCTGAAACAGCGGATAAGAAAGAAATGCAGAAAGAGATGGAGCAAAGAGTGTTGTGGGTTTACGAAACTGATTCAGAAGTCGTTAAGTTTGAATTTGATATGTACGACATGACCGTAAAAGATATGTTTATGAAGTGGGTATCGTTCATGAATGCTGTTGGCTATGTCCTCGATCCAGTTGATATGGAAGAAATGTGGAAGGGTAACGCATGAAAGTAGTAACACCAGAGTTCAACAAAAAACAAACTCCTGAAGAGCAGGTTCAGTTGCTTGTTAGCGAGCATATACCTAAACTGACTTCTGAACATACGTTTGACCAAGCTGTGTTCATAGGCGCTAACGAAGAACAGATGATGTTCGCTACCAATATGAACGCTGCTGATTTAAACTTATTGATCGACGTAGCCAAGCAGTACGTATTGCTAGGTGAGTAACTGTGGAGACGCCATGCGTTAGTAAGTGCAGGCTTGTTAACGATGTTTGTTCAGGCTGCGGAAGAACAAAAGAGCAACTGATTAACTGGACGACTTACACTGAAGAGCAAAGGAGAAACATAATTGAATACTTACGAGACAAACAAGCTGGGCGTTTATGAGTCGTATATACATAAATCTCGCTACGCACGGTACGTTCCTGAAGAAAACCGGCGCGAGACTTGGCCTGAAACAGTAAACAGATATGTTTCTTATTGGCTTAACAAAGGCAAAATAGACGCCAAAGAAGCTGATATGTTGCAGAAGACCATTGAAGGTCTGGAAGTGATGCCTTCGATGCGAGCACTTATGACCGCAGGAGAGGCGCTAGACAAGGACAACGTAGCCGGGTTTAACTGTTCGTATCTGCCCATAGATCATCCTAAAGCCTTTGATGAGATGATGTACGTTCTCATGTGCGGCACAGGCGTAGGCTTCAGTGTTGAACGCCAGTACATTAACAAACTTCCTGAAGTTGCAGAGGGCTTCTATGAAACAGACACAGTTATTAATGTTGCGGATTCGAAGATTGGCTGGGCCAAAGCGTTTAGGGAGTTGGTATCTCTGTTGTATTCAGGTCAAATTCCCCGATGGGACGTTAGTCGAGTACGACCTGCGGGTGCCACGCTTAAAACTTTTGGAGGTCGAGCAAGCGGCCCAGAACCTTTGCTTGAGTTATTCCGATTCGCTGTGGACACGTTTCGCGGAGCTGCTGGACGACGCCTTAACTCCGTTGAATGCCACGATCTCTGCTGTAAGATTGCTCAGATCGTCGTTGTCGGAGGAGTCCGACGCAGTGCGCTTATCAGCCTGAGCAACCTGACAGACGACCGAATCCGTCGTGCTAAGTCTGGACAGTGGTGGGTAGACAATCCGCAGCGCGGCCTGGCTAACAACTCTGCGTGTTACACTGAGAAGCCTGACTTCGAGGCGTTTTTAGATGAATGGAAAAGTTTGTACGAGTCCCGTTCAGGCGAGCGAGGAATGTTCAGCCGAGTTGCAAGTCAAAAACAGGCTGCAAAGAACGGTCGAAGAGATGCTGACTGGGACTTTGGGACAAACCCTTGCTCAGAAATTATCCTCCGTCCTTATCAGTTCTGCAACTTATCGGAGGTTGTTGTGCGGCCAACCGATAGTCTTAAAGACCTCAAACGTAAAGTACGAGTTGCGGCTATCCTTGGAACTCTACAAGCGACGTTGACAGACTTCCGTTATCTGCGAAAGGTCTGGAAGGATAACACAGAGGACGAGGCGCTTCTGGGTGTGTCGCTTACTGGTATCATGGATCACCCTGTTCTCTCAGGGAAGGAAACAGTAGGAGACAACAATGAACACAAACGACTTAAGCAGTGGCTTTCGGAGATGCGTGAAGAAGCTATCAAGACAAATGCTGAGTGGGCTAAAAAACTTGGGATTAATCCTAGCACTGCTATTACTGCTGTTAAGCCCTCTGGTACTGTCAGCCAGCTTGTTGATTCTGCTTCGGGTATTCATCCAAGATTCTCAGAGCAGTACATTCGACGCGTAAGGGCTTCTGCTGACGATCCGTTGTGCGCCGTGTTAGAGGCCACAGGAGTGCCTGTGGAGGATGACGTTATGTCACCTAACACAAAGGTATTCAGTTTCGTTAAGAAGGCTCCTGAAGGCGCTGTGGTGACGCAGGACATGGGAGCCATTGAGCAGCTAAAGCTGTGGAAAATCTACCAAGATTACTTCACAGAGCACAAACCATCTATTACTGTTTACTACAAGGATTCTGAGTTCCTCGAAGTAGGACAATGGCTTTATAACAACTTTGATTCTGTTTCTGGCGTTTCGTTCCTGCCGTACAGTGACCATACGTATCAACAAGCGCCGTATGAACCAATTGACAAGGCTACGTTTAAGAAGTTAGAAAAAGAAATCCCAACCGAGATTGATTGGGACATCAAAGAGGAAGCAGACAACACCGAAGGCGCTCAAACGCTTGCGTGTACCGGAGGTGCCTGCGAAATCTAAACAGTAACGTTACAGGGGCTTCGGCCCCTTTTTTGTTACATCGTAAAGTAACCGTATCCTTCACGCATCTTCTGTTCACGTTCCTGTACTTCTTCGTTAGTCTTTCCTGGTGTCGAACAGGTAGTCATACCCATCTCCGCCATCTTCTTAGACTTCTTCTGCATCTTCTCAGACTTCATGTAGTGATCCATTGACATGTATTCTACGGTGTGGTCTTTCATTGTTGCATCTCCTGTTCAAGGTTTTGACTTTGCATTGCTTGCGTTGCGCCTGTTATAGCTTTGTAAGTAGAAAGAGAAACAGAATCCTGTAAGGCGTCTAAGTAATAAGTCCCTACTTGTTTTAAATAATCTTGTGTTCCCTTCTTGTATTCTGACAAGTATTCTTTCAAGCCTTCCTTTGGAGGGTTGGCAAGTTTTTCTACAACATCAGGATCAAGAAGAACCTCAGCAGATTTGACGTAAAACTTATCTCTTCCTTTTGTAACGGCAGCCTTAGCAACTAAGTTAATTGTCTTTCTTTCAGCAGACAGTATTTGATTTCTAAACGTGCCTGCGTATTCTGATATGCTTACGCCTGTCAAGTCTCTTACAGTGTCCATGACAGGGCTGCCGCCTAAAGTGTCAATCATTGTTGAGCTGACTTGCTCCATGAGATCTCGAATGCCAGCCAACTTGTTAATGTTTTTAACGTAATCCGATCCAAACAAATCAGAGGCCGTCTCTTTATTGTTGTTTACGTACTCTTGCATAGATCCACTGACGTTGACAGCTTGATTTAAAAACTCTTGCCGGAGTCCAGAAAGAACAATATCTTTATCTGCCGTGTTGAGTTTATTTATTTCAGATAAGTACTGCTTACGTTTGCCTGGATTGTTTTTCATTTCACTGACAACAGCATTTAAGTTCTTGTTAAAAACAGCCTTAAAAAAGCCTGTTGAAAGTTCGTTTGCTTTTTCTTTGTAGGCTTCATTGTGTCTACGTGCTGTGTTTCGTATTGTTCGCAGGCGTCCTGAAATGTCTGAAAACTCGCGTTCTAATCCAAAACGTTCAATGAGCCTCTTATTTCGCCTAATAAACTTATCGAGTGCGCCTTGGTTTATTGTTCCGTCTTGGTTGATAACACCAGCCTTTTCAGCTTTTAATCTGACAGCATGGCGAACTACAGCCTCTCCTTGTTTTCCTACAAAGTTAACGTAATCTACTGCCTTCTCGTAATTCATAAGAGTCTCGGCAGCGCCTTGCGAGAAACGCTTGGCTGAAAAGTCTTTCATGCCCTCTGCTCGCATAGGCAATCCAAGCTCTTTATAATAAAAAGCGTCTGCTTTATCTAACGAATCTACAAACTCTGGGTCTGTTGTGCGTAGATCGTCTAGCATGTTCTTAACAATAGACTTTGTTTCGTACAAACGGTTCAGGCGCTGCATGTTTTCAGGAGTCTGTCCTACTTTAGACAGTTTTGTTATCTCAGTGTTTACTGCTTTCTTTAACGAAACAAGATCAGTACCAGTGACTTTTGGAAACTCTAAGGTTACTCCTCCGTCTTCGCCTTCGACTTCTCTAGGCTTCCAAGAACTTTCAAGTTTGGAACGTACTCTGCTGTCAGGGCCGAAAAAGTCTGCCAATCGTACATTTTGGAAATCTTTCCACACGCTCATTATCTGTGAATCAGTTAAGTTAATTCGTTTTCCGAAAACATCAGTTACGCTGTACAGCTCATTAGCAGCTTTGCGTACTTCAGCTTCTTTTCTTTCACGTAAACGCTGGGCTGCGCTACCTACTTCAAACTCATCTTTTCTTCCGACTAGCCTGTCTGTAAGGTTAGCCATTGCTTTGTCTATGTTTTCTTGTTGTTTATTAAAACGCTCTTCAAGCTGAACTTGTTTTTTATCAAATTCAGTTTTAACGACGTTTTCAATTTGAGAACGAGAAGCAGACTCTTGGTCTCCAAGTAAGACATCAAAACGATCTGCTAGTTTTTCAGCGTCTGCTTTAATAATACCGTCAATTTCTTTCTGAAACGCTTTGTTGCTCGCCGCTGTTTTTCTTATCCAATCCCTAGCAACAGGATTGTCAGACATAACCGCAACAATACCTCCAATTTCTAAATTAGGTATTTCCTGTTTGAGTTCAGCTAGATTGTTAACAGCTTTAGCCACCTCAGAAGAAGACGTAGTTGTTTTTATTCTGTTTATCTCTGCACGTATTTGGCTGTTTGCCATTGCTTCTGAAGCAGGGCCAAGAAGGTCGCTTTTTTCTCCAGTGGCTTTTCTTTTTACGTCCCCTGCAACTTTCAGCGCAGCGCCTGTAGTAGCACGACCAGCTACAGTTCCTGTTATAGCGCCAGCTGTACCTCCGGCAACGGCCCCTGCAAGCTCTTGCGCAAGTTCTCCGCCGCCTAGTTGCTCAACAACGTCTGGAGCTGCCAGCCCAGAAACTGTACCGGCAGACGACGCAGCAACACCAGACGGAGCAGCCGCAGCAGTGCGCCTAGCAAGTTCTCCAGCAGTCTGACGAGCAATAGGCTGAACAGGGCCAGTAAAAGTTCCTGCGGTTTTTTGTGCAAGTGTTTGCAGTGTCCTTTGAGCAGCACGTCCAGGGCCAGCAGCGAATGTTGTAGGGTCACCGAAGCCTGCTAGAACTTCTTGTCCTGCGGAAAGCTCTAGGTCTTCAGGTATTCCTGCCATGCGCCGCGCAGCTCGCTCTTGATAGACACCAGCATTTACTGTTCTTTTTCCGTTTAATGCTCTTTCTATGTCAGCTTGGCGTTCTTCTTTGCTCACCAAAAAAACATCAGGAATAACTTGAACAGCTAAACGTGAAGCGCCTAACGCCAACAAATCCATAACACTAGGGTCGTCTTCTTTGTTATCTGTACCAGAAGACGATCCTGTTGTTTTAAGGCTCTGACGGTTTAAACGCGACCACGCTAGAACTTTATCTTTGCTCCACTCTTCAGGGTGCTCAACTCTAGCTATTTCACCGTCACTAAATTCAATAGTTGATACTTTTTTAGCCATTGTCTAACCTATTAGTTAAAGGAACCGAGCTTCAGTTTGTTCTGTTTCGTACATCTCTCTTACTTTTTTTGCAGCTTCTGCTTCCCTTTCAGAACCTAACATAATGGTTTGATCTGCCGCTCTTAACACTCTCCTACGAGAAAGCTCATCAACAGCATCCATTATCTGCCTATATTCTCTGAGTGTTTCGTCACTAAGCTCGCCAGAGATTGTCATGGTTGTAAAATCTTTAATGCGTTGTACAAGGTCTTTTGAGCTGCGGAATCTTGATAGTTCTGCAACTGCCTTTAAATCGTTCTCTGTAGTTGAAGTTATAGTGCGCTCCAACAAAGCTGTAAGACTTGCAACGTCTAGGTCGCTTAGCTCATCAAGAGTACGATAACGCTCTGTTTTTTCTAACATGTCCTCTGCTTCTTCAAAGTCTGGAGAGATAGCACGAACAGTTTCTAAAGACTGTTGAAGACTGAAAGGGGTCATTTGCTTTTCAAGGTCTGCAAGCTGGCCTGCAAGAGAAGCGTTACCTAAGTCCGTTATAGCAAAACGACGTGCTTGTTTTACACCTTCGAGTGTACTTAAATCCGTTTCAAAACCGGAGTCTTCCAACAACTGACCTAAAGTTTGTTTCGTTTCTTTTGCGGTAGGCGCAGTTTCTCCTATAGGATATATTTTTCGGTCATCAGGGTTGTTTTTGTTAACAGCGACTTGAACTTTCGTAGCTTTTCCGTCAACGACAATAGTCTCGTCAGAAAAAGAGTATTCACTAGGATCTTCAGATTTACCTAAAACACTTTCAGTATATTTTTTAGGATCTAAAAGACCGTCTCTGATTGCCTGTGCTGATTGCCTATCTTCTTTACTCAAAGCGAGCTTAATAGCTGAAGACTTTTGCCGCGTCTCTTCTAGCTCAGTTCCCATGCCTTCAACACGAGTACGCGCTAGCTCTGCCCTACGATCAGCAGACTGCCTAGAGGCTTCCATGCCTGCTACTCGTTTTTCAGCCCTAGATCTAGCAGCCTCAGCAGCATTCTTAAAGACCTTTGCCAGCTCTGTCTCACCCCTTAACGCGGCCTGCTGGTAGTAGGTATTAAGAGTTGTCGGGTCATTACTATACTTCTTAATAATGTCCTGCGCTTCTTGAACAGCCTTCTCTTTGTCGCGAGTGAGCATTCCAGCAGAAATGCCTGCGCCAATGTTTTCGCCAAAACGCTGAATAGGCTGACCAATGGCTTGGCCTATTTGCGTTCCACTTCTGGCTAACATGCCAGCAATATTTCCCATTCCGTATGCCATGTCTTATTCCTCTATAACTTTAAAACGGCCACCACCAAGGCTTTCCGTCTGCGCCAGACCCCGACAAAATACCGCTGAGACCGCCAAGAAGTCCTCCGTACAGACCTCCATACAAGTTTGCTTGGCCTTGTTGTTGTCCAAGTAGACCTTGCAGGTTTGCAGAAGCAGCCTGAACGTCAAACTCACCCTGCTGTCGTCGAGCAACATCAGCAAGAGACGCTACAGGCATACTAGAAGACAATGCGCTCATCAGGTTTGCTTGTGGTGCGTACCCTTGCTGCATGAACTGAGCGCCTAAGGATGCTTGCTGTGCCTGCTCTTGTTGAGCCTGCTGCATGGC